CAGCCACACCATCAGAAAATACTTTATTTAGCTCGTCTAAATGTCTTTGAGCTTCTTTAATTGCGTCCCCGCGTTGGTCTAAATGAAGTTGAACGTTTGCTGGTACCGTAATATCAATAGGTGGCAGTTTAACACCCTTATTTAAATCATCTACAAAAGATTTAAATGAAATCTTGGGGTCTATTTTTATTAGAGATTCAACTTGTGGCCTTACTGGAGGGGTAAAATCAACTGCCTCAAAAACTTTTTTTACTTCTTTCTTTGCCGCTTCCGCCGCCTTCTTTGCATCTTCCCTTATTTTATCAACCTGAACAAGCTGAATCTTTAAGGGAATATTTATGTTTTCTTGTTTTAAATCATCTAAATTCTTTTGTTCATCTTTAATCTGCTTTGTTAATGCGGCAATTTCTTTCTCATTGTTCTCAAGTGTTACCTTATTGCGGCTGAATTGAAGGCTACCAAAATTTAAATTCTTTTGCTGCTCTGAAACCTTTTTAGTTGCCGCCTCTAACTTTTCAAGCTGTGCTTGATAAGTCTCAATAGCAGAAGATGAATTGGTAATTTTAAGATTGTTCGCGTCTAAATCAGCTTGTAACTCTTTTAGGGTTCTGGTTACACCCTGAGGGGTTTCAATATCAATCCTTAATTTCCTTGTTAATAAAGATTGGTCTATTTCTTTACCAAAACCTTCAATTTCCTCTTTACTTCTTTTGAGAGATTCTAGGAAACTTTCAAGTTCTGCCTTTGCTCTTTCTTCGCCCGTTGCCAGGCTAAAAAACTTTTCAGCAAGTCCAACAACAACGGGGATCGCTGCACCAACAGCCAAAACGATTCCAGCCGGGCCTAAAAAGGCTTCGCTCATTGCCTTAACTGCGCCGCCTGTTGATCCGGTAACACCCTTTAACCTTTCGAAACCAAAAATTAGATTTGATAATCCGGCCCCTGCGCCTTCGCTGCCGCTTCCTATTAACTCAAAGGATCTAACAACGCCATCTAAATCAGCATGAGCTATTTTAGCGGCCCTACTTACCCCACCAACAGAAGTTGCAAAACCGTTTGTTGCCGCTAAAGCCTGTTGGATCTGGTTCTTTTGATTAACAATCGCACCCGTTAACTTGTTAATCTCTGATGAGTCGGTGGTTTTAGAAAGTTGATCCTTCAACTTCTGAAGGTTCAACTTCATATCATTTATTGCAGTTATAGCCGGTTGAACATTCGCCCCTATGACTAACTCTAAACTCATTCAGACTTTACTATATTTTTTTGTGCGTTGTCAATAAACATTTTTAGAATCTTAGCCGAACTAACACCCAATTCCGCTTGCGTTTTTATAGCTTGTTCCTCTAACATTTCCTTTCTTGCTGCCTCTATTTCATCATCCTTACTGATTGGCCATTGCTTCAACATAGAGGGGGCTTTCTGGTCAACGTGAGGGGCTTGTAATACCTGGCCTAATCTCCTTAGTGATCTTTCTAGCCATATCCTTGCGTCTAAAAAGCCCTCTACCTTTAAAGAAAAATCATCAATCTCCATTTCATAGAACTGATCAGGCAACAAACCCATTTCTCCTAATGCAAAGACCTTTGTTTTACGCCACCACTCCGCCCAAGTCAGCTCAACACCCCGTTCGTCACCGCTTGGGCTGATGCGTTTTTTAATTCTTCAACAGGCTTTCCGCTTATCGCCGAGAAGCCATGCCATTGAATTTCTGTTACTAACTCTATTGGTAAATCGTCAACCCATTTTTCTACCTCTTCGGGAGTTGCATCAATATTATTCGACTTTAGAGCCGCTTCTACAATAAATAAAACAGATTGATAAGCCTTTGTGGGGTTTGTTCTTAGCGAAGGATCAAATAAATTGAAACCTGTTTTCTCTGTGACTTTGCCAAGATGCTTCATAAAGCTCATCTTGTTCATAACTAAAGTCCTCTCCACTCCGCCAAGTGTGACAGTTAGATTGTTTTCCATTATTTAGTTTTTAAGATTCTGATGTTATGATCGTGCCATCAACTTCAAAAGTGAACGTGAAATTCATTGTCTCACCGTTGTTAGCTGTTAGCTGACTTTGCGTAAAGTATCCATCTCCATTAATCATTATCACCGTTCCAAGTGTCGCTGTGTCCTGAATACGGAAACTTTTCTTCTGCCCGTTTAACTGATCATTCTGTAAAGCATCATAGGAATACTCAGTCGCTGAAGGGGCTGTATTACAAACGCCCTGCCCCGATGCTTTGAAATCAGGAGGGGTAATAACTCCTTTAAATACTCCGCATTTTGTTTTCTTAGTATTGACGTCCGTTTGTGCGTCAAATACAAGGGTTTCCATACAGGTTAGTTTTTTCCAAACTCCTGCACCGCCGGAATCCCTCACGTAAAAATCAATTGTAGAACCTTGAACTGCCGTTGCCATTTTTATTTTCTTTTAGGGTACGTAAAATTTTTATGCTGTCTGATAAGCTAAATGTCTATATCGTGATACCTTACGGTAAATTGCTGTTTCTGTTCCGTTGTCGTATTCTCTTAAATAACTGCTCGTTTCCATTGTCACGTTTAATATCTGAAAACCACTTTGAGCACTTAACCCATTCACTCCCGGACTTGTTAAAATCAAACCTCCAATCTGATTATCTATGTTGTTTGCAACTGAACTATCCACGTTATTTTGAAAGACGGTTACTATGTCAACCACAACAACACTATCATTTGCGAATGATCTTTTGTTTCCTGCTCCCGTTTCGCCTTCTGCTCTTAATATCACATAATGCCCTTCTGTATCTTCGGGAACGTCCTCTTGAAAAACACCAATCGGAAGGCTGTTGTAAGTAAGAGCCCCGTTAAGGAGTGCATACCATGCGTTAACCAGCTTGTCCATTGTGTTTATCATAACTTCAAATCTTTTAGTAAAGCCTCTATTCCTTGCTCTATGTTCTGCTTAACTACTCCTTGCTGTTTAAAGAAAAACGGATGAGGAAATATCCCGCCGTTCTTTCTTATTCCCTTGCCTTTAAATAATGCCGCATACGCTAATTCACTTTCGTCATTTGGCGGCACAAACCTTTTTATCGTTCCCCATTCTAGGTATGCAGAATAACTTGCATTACTTGTAACATTGAAACTCAAAGGCGCTACCGGGAAATAACTAATCCCATTTCTAAGAACTCCATGATCAACAGGGGCATCTCTTTTAGCATTCCTCACAAACAATTGCGCCCCCCTTTCGAGTGTCGCTGAAACTTCTTTTTTAAGGTTATCGTCCATCTTTTCAAGATTAGACATAACCTCATTGAAGCCTTTTAAATCTAGTGTTAAGAGTCCCGCCATTTTATTTTAATAACCGCTTTATATTGAGCCCATTCAAAATCTATCCTTTCTGTTGTCCAGGTCAATTGATTATCCCATCTGATATAGACGTAACAAAATTTCATCTTGGGCTTTGCGCCTCCGCTCTCATTAGATAATAAAACCTGTTCTGATTTTCCTTATTGATAGAATGAACTTTGAAATATCTTCTATCGTACAATAGCCGCCAATTGCCTGTTATGTCAATATCTACATTCGTGTACCTGAACCTGAAATCGTACACGTTAACGAGTCCAGTTTTACCATTCAAAGAACTTCTGCTACTGCTCCTAACTTCGGGTTCAATCCATATGTCATAATGACTAACCAATGATTCAACATTCTTTCCGTTGCTGTCTTTAGCCGTTGCCCATTTTTCAAGTCTCGCCTGTTTTCTTTTTCCAATGCTCATGCGATTAGATTTCTACTGTATTTACTCGCTAACTGGAAAGCAAAACCCTCAATCTTTGGATCTTCGCCCCTGTTCTCATACATATAAGTCGCAAGCCTTAGAATATCTGTCTTAATAGGCTTCGGTAAAAACACATAGCCAGCCTGGTAAGTCAAAACCATTTCCGGGTAACATGGGCTTTTTAAATACTTCCAAAAATTCCCAATCACTGTGTAATCTGTAATCGCATTACCGTAACAATCCTTCAGTGACCAAATAACCGCGTTCGGCCCTCTTGGAATCTCAATCATCCCGCATAGATTTGTAATTACCGCTTCCCATGTATGAGGGACAATGCTTATTCCTCCTATCTGTTCAATTAACTGCCTTGCTCCAACTAACAAATCGTTCATCAATGAATCATCACCTGTAAAATTGAAAACACCTGATCCGTTGCTAGCTCCGTAAGTAATATCAATCGGTTCTCCACCTGAACCACCAACGTTTAAAAACGTTACCGTTCCTGTTGCTGAGTTAAAAGAAAAAGTCTTATTCCCTGCAACTGTGTCTTGCCCGTAAACTGTGCCCGATCTTGCGAGCATCAGAATTACCGCGCTAATCAATCTATTATCCTGAACCGTTGTTGCTCCTTGTGCTAACGTGAGTGTTATAGGGGTAGTAGCTATGATACTTGAACCATCCGTAAAGCCTTCGGTACGTAGGTAGTTTTTAAACTCCGCTAGTGAAACGGGTTCTATTACTGCTCCTGAATCATCAGAAATATCATGCACCGATATGACCGCGTTATAATTCAAAATCTTCTAACTCCTGTTGGTTTAAAACCTCGTGAACTATTGTTACATTGGTCGGTTTACAAATCATCCAACTCATTGCCGACTTACTGATATGAAAAGTCTGTTGTTTAGAAAGCGGGGCTACTTTCTTTTTAGATTTCACCCTTACTTTCTTCTTTGCTATCCTTATGGTCTTCTTTTCAGCCATTATTAGCTATTGCCAAAGTCCCTATATATAGATGCGTCATCTCTGAGGCGATTAATTTCCTCATAGCATTCTATACGCGCCGTAATCTGGTTTTTCTCGAAGTTGTCCTGATTTTCCATTGAGAAAGTGACATTGATTGACTCACCTTCTACTCTTTCATAGAAATCATAGTCATAAACCAGAACGTGATCGGTTTGAGCCCATGTAGCTGCAACAACCGGAACACCCGCAACGATGATCGTACCATCGGCCGTTACTACCATTCCACCAGGGATAGAGTAATCATTAGGCTTAGTGGTTAACAATCTGCCCCATTGTGCCCAATCAATGATTGCATACGAAGCATTGAAGTTTGCCTTTCTCTGAGAAGCAATGGTGTTGATCAATTCTTCTGCATCTACTGTTCCTGAACCTGTATAAGTTCCGGTTGAGTTACCAGCTATCGTTGTGAATAGGTAATCGTTCTCTTTTTTGTAGAAATCACGAAGCAACATTGTGGGAAGCCTTGTTTCCAAGAAACCCAGGTTGTAAAGGAGCTGTTTTGTGAATGTTGCAAAGCCTGCGAGATAAGCAAGCGTAGCTGTTACCGCGCTGAAAGTGTACTGCAAGTTGGCTTTAGCAGAACCTTCCGTTTGTTTACCTGTTGACTGAACTGTGTTAGTTTCCCT